ACCATGGTGACCTTCCGCTCTTTCCGGAATTTCTGCAGCGCGTCCTTCAGGTCGCCGAATTCCTTCTCGATCTGCTCGCTGGCCCACAGGCTCATCCGCAGGTCGTATTCCACCCCGCCGATCTCAATCTTTGCCATTTTTGTTTTCCTCCTGTCCTTAAAATAAAAAAAGCGGCCGGAAGGCCGAAGCCCTCCGGCCTGTTTCATCAGGTGCCGCTTACGGTTTCCGTGGCCGCGCTCGTGGTCTCTTCCGCCGGGCTGCTGTCGCTGATTCCGGCGTGTGCCTTCAGCCACTCGGTGGCAGCCGTCTCGGTCATGCCTTCCTTGTGGGCAAAGAAGGTCACATCCGTCTCGCCGGGCAGCTTGATCGCAACGGTGTCGCCGTTGATCGTGTCATGCTGCCAGGTTGTCCGGTCGCGCCGGGTCTCGGCGCTCACGCCCTGGTGGGCAAACTGGGTCTTGTACATCCAGTAGCCTTCCCAGGTGGTCACACCCTTGAACCGGTTGGCCATCAGCACGCCGGCGCCCACAAAGGGCGGATCCTTCTGGCCCTGCAGCAGGTCGCCGCTGCCGCCGGCAGCCTCCGTCATGCCCAGCACGCCCTTCTTGATCTGGGCGTTGTTGTTCACCAGCTCCATGATCATGTGCGCCGCGGTGGCGATCTTCTCGCTGTCGATCAGGTGGCCGTCCGCGTATTCCTTTTCATCCGTCCGGTCCACGGTGATCTCGCACTTGGCCAGATAGTCCTCCAGCATCACGCCGCCGGTATAGCTCGGTGCGCTCGCACCGTCCCCGCCGCTGGCAAACGTGGCGAAGGTGAACTTCGCGCAGGTTGTCTTTGCCATTTTTCGCTTTTCCTCCTTTTCAGATTTCCGCGAGCAGCCGGTCGCTTTCGGCCTGCATGGCTTCCATGACAGCCTGCTCCGTCTTGCCCTCGTTTCCTGTGATAAATTTGTCCCCGGTCTTGTTGATCCTGGGCCGCTTCTTCGGCCATTTGGTCAGGGGCCGCTGCCCCTTGCCGTAGTTGATCACGTAGGCCTTCGTGGCGTTCCTCACGCCCTTCCGGTCGTCTCCCTGGGGATAGACCTCGGTGCTGGCCCCGCCGTAATACTCCCGGATCCCGTTGTTCCCGATCGCGTCGATCATGTCCCGGTTCCGGGTGTGCCCGTACTGGTTTGTGGAGGTTTCCATCACCTTTTCCGCGGCCTTTGCCCCGGCCTCGATGATCTGCCGCATCATCGGCCTCCCCAGCTTGTTCAGGCGCTGCTCCTGCAGTTCAAACCCGTCCACGCTGAATCGTGCCATGCCTTATTCCTCCGATTCGTCCATTCCCGGCCATTCCGGATCCTCCAGCGTCTCGTCTTCGGGATCCTCGCCCAGCGGGCAGAACATCCACAATGTCCACTGGTACATCACCTTGTCCAGGTCATACAGGTAGTTCCGCCGCTTGAACCGCCAGCCGATGTCGTAGGTGGCGGCGAATTCCTTCAGCACCTTCTGCACCCGGCGCTTGATCTGGCTTCCCCTGTCCGGCGTGCAGACCCACAGGTCCGCACACACTTCCTGGTCCACCATGCCGCCGTCGCCCCAGTCGCAGTTGTCGTCTCCCGTCAGCTCCACCGCGCCCCAGGCTTCCGGCCGGTTGGTCTCCAGCACGTCCCTTGAGAAGGTCACGTCAGCAACCCCCGCGTTCAGGGCGTCGATCAGGGTGTCGATCAGGTCCGCGTTATACGTTGTTGTGACCGCTTCGCTCATCTTTTACACACCCCCGCCCGTCACGCTGCGGCACTTCAGCCGCAGGTAGTCGCGCATGTAGCCCAGGTGGTTCACTTCCAGGATTCCGTACACGGTGCTCCCGTGTTTCACCCGCCAGGTCACGTCGATGTCGTCCCGCCACCGGATCGTGAAGGTCACCACGTCCTCGGCGTTCACCGCGTGGGCCTGGTAGAACTCCCGGCCGCTCACGTCGCTCTTTCCGGCGTAGACCGTCGCCTGTTTGACCCAGCTGGTGGTCCGCCGGCTGTCGCTTCCGCTCACCGGCTTCAGCAGGTCAACGGGGTGCCGCAGATCTCCGGCTTTGATCGCCATCAGTCCTCACCCCCGGGCCGCCTCAGCTGGTGCACGCTCGCCACGATGAACGCCGGGATATTCGCGTTCGCGTCCGCGTTGCCGCGGTTGTCGTACATCCAGGCGGCCAGGTTGCAGACCCAGAACATCCACAAAGGATCGTTCGGGGCCTTGTCAACCCCCGCCTGTTTGAACCACGCCACGGCCGCGTTGTAGCACATCTCCAGCACGGTGTCTTCCGCTGCCGGATCTGCTCCGGCAAACCGGCGCACCATGTCCAGGTGGCTGTTATTGTTCTCGGCCATGGTTTTCACTCCTTACTTTCCGGTGGTTTTCTTCGCCTTGGAGGTTTCGCCGGCAGGCTTCTCCGCCTTCCCGGCCGCCTTCAGCGTCTTCACTTCCTTTTCGAGCTTGGCGATTCGCTTCTCCAGCTCTTCAAAGTGCTCGTTAATCCGCATCCCGGCGCCTCCTTATCAGGTACCGCTCACGGTCTCCGTCGCGGCGCTCGTGGTTTCGGCGCTGCTGTCTGCCGGCAGCTCAGCCGCGGCCCACGCGCCGTTCACCACCATCAGCACCTTGCCGTTATCGCTGGCGCTCACGGCGGGCAGCTCGGTCACGCTCACGCCCACCAGCTTCTCCGCGATGGCTTCCAGGGCTTTGGTGTTATCGCTCTTTGCCATGATTTTCTTCTCCTTTCACAGCGTTCGGATGGACCCGCTGCGCTCCACCCTGTCATCCTGAGCGGAGCGCAGCGAAGTCGAAGGATCTCCTCCGGCCCGCAGGCCGTCTGGAGTTCGTCATCAGCTCAGCGCCAGCTTCCGGGCCACCACCGCGGCGGTGTCGAACTTGCTCACACCCAGGCGGGCGATGCCGCGCACTTCGGTCAGGTCCTTCACCCAGGCGTCGCCGCCGACGTCTGTGCTGGCCACTTCGAAGGTGCCCTTGTGGAACAGGGTCGCGAACTCCTTCATGTCGCCGATGTAGAACGGCGCGTAGGTGTTCGTGGAGAGGTTCGGCAGCTGCGCGTCAGACATCACGCGGATGTTGCGGCCGAAGATCTTCTTCTGGGTCGCGTTGGTGGGATCAGGCTGCAGCAGGCCGCGGCCGGTGTCGTCCACCAGCTGGTCCAGGGCGTCAAAGCCGGTCTGGTTGGTAATAACAACGGCTGCGGCGCTGATCGCGGGATCCAGCTTCGTGTTCAGGATCGTCTTGATCGCGCCTTCGGCGGTGATGGATCCGCTGGTGAGGGCGGTGCTGGGGGTGCCCAGCGCTGCCAGCAGCAGATAGTTCTCGGTGATCACCAGTTTCTTGGCGAACCAGCGGCCAAGGTATGCCATCAGGTTGGCATCTTCGTCGGCCATCAGTTCGTTGGAAATCGGGATCCGCAGGCCGCGCTTGGCCAGGGCGTAGTTCACCTTGCCAAAGGCGGGCTGGTCGCTGTTGTTCGGCACGGTGCCCATTTCGTCGATCTCCGGCATGGGAGTGCTGGGCGCGGTGTCGATCGGGCGCCATCCGGTGGGAGCGCTCACGCTCTCCACGTTGAACAGGTCGCTCAGCGGGAGCAGCTCGCGCTTCAGCTCGTGGATGGTGTTGTCGATGTCAACAGGCACCAGGAAGCCGCCGTCGGTGCCGACGGGATCGCCGCCGCCCTCGCTCAGGGCGTCGAACAGGATCTTCACGTGCTCGTTGCCCCGGCCGTTCTTCCGGGTCACGCCGTTGCGGATGGCGTAGCAGAAGGCGCGGGCGTATTCGTTGGACGCCAGCATGTCCTTCTTGCTCTTGGGCATATCAGGCTGTCCCACCGGCTGCAGGCCGGGCACCTGGCTGTCCTTCAGGGCGTTGTAGCTCTCCTGCAGTACGCCCATGCGCTTCTGCATCTCGGAGATCTGGTTCTGCTGCGCCTCGATGTCAGCCATCGGCACAGCGGAGTTGGCGGCGTCCGTGGCCAGCTTGGTGTTGGCGCTGCGGATCTGTCCGCCCAGGGTGGTGATCTGGTTCATGATTTCCTGCAGAGTCATTTGTGTTTTCCTCCTTATTCGTTTTTCGTCTGCATTTTCGGTAACAAAAAAAGCGACGTCGTCGTCGCTTTTGTCATGGGTTTCCTGTCCTGCCTGCCGGCCTTACTGGATGATTGCCTCGACCGCCCGGTTGGCGATCATCACCCGCTTCACGATCTCGGCCCTCTTTTCGAGCTCCTCTTCAGAGAGTCCAGGATCATCCTGGTCCTGGGGCATCCTCGCGGTGATCTCCTGCAGGCCGTGGGCTTTCATGCTCATCATGGTCGGCTTACAGGCGCTTGCCGCGATCGTGGAATTGGCTCCGGCACTGCCGGCCGCACCGTAGATTTCATCCGCGAAGCCTTCCTCCACGCAGGTGGCGGCGCTCATCCAGGTCTCGTTCGCCAGCATCTTTTCCAGCTCTTCCTTATCCTTGCCGGTCCGCGCCTGGTACGTGCTCACCAGGCCTTCGGCGATCACGTCCAGCACCTTCGCGGCCTTCCGCAGTTCCTTCGCGTCCCCCATGGCCACCGTCCATGGGTTGTGGATCATCATGTAGGCCACCGGGTGCATCAGGATCCTGTCGCCCGCCATGGCGATGATGCTCGCCGCGCTGGCGGCGATGCCGGTCACGATCACGGTCACGGATCCTTCGCCGTTCAGGCTGTGCTCCCGCAGCGCGCTGTAGATCTCCGCGCCGGCGATCACGTCCCCGCCGGGGCTGTTGATGTGCACCGTCACGTTCTTCACGCCCTTCAGGGCTTTCCGGAAGTCGCTGGCCACGCAGGCGTCCGGGCCGGTAAACCATCCGGGCTCCGCCACGATCTCGCCGTCAATGTCCAGCACGCCGTCCTCCGGGATCTCGGCGTCATTCTTCAGGTTCCAGAATGTCATTCGTCATTTTCCTCCTTTCCTGCAGAATTTCCGCCGCCCAGCAGCAGCTCCGGCTGTTCCACGGCAATCCGCAGCGGGATCAGGTCGCGGCTGCTCATCAGCTCGTCGCCCATCTTATCCGGCGGAAGCCCCAGCTCTCTGCGGACCTCGTTCGGTTTCCGCCATCCGCCGCGGATGGCCATCTGGTTCCGCTCGGCGGTGGTCTTGGTATCCGTCCGGGTCAGGCTGGTCACGTCAAACCGGAACCGGTAGTCCTGCGCGTATTCTTCCGGCGTCAGGAGTTTCCGGTTCAGCTCGTCCTCCCACTGCTTCACCTTCGGTCCGATGGTGAGCGTGAGGTATTCCAGCTGCTGCTGTTCATTGTTTCCGGGGCTGGTGTCCGTATAGTCCCCCAGCATGTGCGGCGGCAGGTTGTACACCGTGGCCACCCGGTTCCGCGTGATCCGCTCCACGTTCATCACCTGGGCGTCCACGCTGCTGTTGGCGAAGTTCGTGGCCGTCATCCCGCCTTCCAGGATCACCACGCTCCGTCCGCTCTTTTCGTAGGTCTCCAGGAACCGGTTCACGGCGTCGTCCTTCTGTGCCTGGCTGAGGCCCGTGTTCGGCACCGTCAGCATGATGCCGTGGTTCACGCCGTCCAGCTGATCCAGGCTCATTTCCTTCACCTGGGTGTCATAGTCCAGGCTCTTCCGCAGCACATCGATCGGGCGGATCCCCTTGATGCCGTTGGCGCTGATGTGCTTCACCGCCAGGATCAGAAACCCCGGCGCGTAGGCCACGCTCCCGTCGTCCATCCGCACCTCGTACCAGATGTCCCCGTCCTCGTCCTTCTTCGGGGTCACCTTCGTGGGGTTCAGGATGTCCAGCCGCAGCAGCTGCCCCTCTTTATTGAGCACCCGCAGCGCGTAGGCCGTGCCCTCGGTGTTCAGCAGCACCTCCATCGTCTGCATCCAGCTGTAGGCGCTGAAGTTCGGGTGCGGTTCCAGGCTGATCAGCCGCTCCATCGGGTGGGTCTTCTGGATCTCGTACCCCTTGTACAGGTGGATCGGCATGCTCGCCATGGTGTTGCTGATCCGGCTCACCGCGGCGTAGATCGCCTCGTTCCCCTGGATGGTCATGTCCGCCCGGGGACGGCTCACCTGCCGCAGCTCCCGGCTCCGCACCGGCCGGGCGGGCTTGTCCCTCGCCTGCGCCTTGTGCTCCCGCCTGTCAAATGGCCACATGTGTTTCACCCCTATTCAAAACTGTCGAATTCGTCATCCACAGGCACTTCCGCCGCGCCCCGCTTCCCGGGCGTCAGCTTCAGCTCGCCCAGGTGCTTCCGCTGCTGTTCCATGTAGGCCCTCAGCTGCGCCGGGCTCTTGTTCTCGGCCCAGTACATCTGCCGGCCGTTCCGCCTCTCCTGGCCCAGGCCCCGCTGCGCGATGTCGTCCATCAGCATCTGCTTCATCTGCTCCGCGTAGGCGATGTCCGCCACCAGCATCTGGTCCGGCTCCGTCAGCCCCTCCGGGCGTTTCTCGCAGGCGTCGCACAGCCGGTCATACATGTGCCGCGCCCGCTTGTCCTGGATCCGCTCAAAATGTTCTTTCCGCAATGTCGCGTTCATTCGATTTTCCTCCCTGTCCGAAGAAAAGCATTTAATTCTGAATTCTGAATTCTGAATTCTGAATTGGTCTGACCGGTCTCCGGTCAGACCTTAATCACTCTCATGCTGTGCTGCCCGATCTTTTCCAGTGTCTTCCGCTTCTTCTTGCTCCGCCGCTCCGGGTGCCTCTCCTCGTGGCAGCTCAGGCACAGGCTGATCAGGTTGTCCATGTCCAGCTCCAGGTCTGGGCGCTCGCTGCGCGGGATAATGTGGTGCACCATCACAGCCCGGTTCGGCTTTATCCCGATCCCGGCCCGCATCCTGTCCATGCAGTCACGGCACATCCCGTTATCCCGCTGCAGCACAGCTTTCCGAAGCCTTTTCCACCTCGCGGAATGGTAAAACGGATCGCTTTCCTTGTAGTCGGCCATCTGTCCACCCCGTTGTTCATACTTGCACAATTTATAAGCTCAAAGCTCTTTGGAAAAGTAACCCGGCCGCGGGGACAGGTCCGCCGGCCGGGGCAAAGAAAAAGGCGTCCGGAGAATTGCTTCTTCCGTCCGCCCTGCTTTGGCAGCTTAAAGGATAAGGCCCCTTTTGTGTTTTTGCAAGGGTTATACAGGCGCTGCACACGCGCCCCTCGCGTCCCCGCGCGTTCCTTCCGCGTTTTCCGGTGTTCCATTCTTCCTATATATACGCACCGTCGAAAAACTTTTAATTCTGAATTCTGAATTCTGAATTGTTCACCGCCGGATTCTCCGGCCAAGATCTATTACCCTCACACCCGGCGGTGTATACTCCACGCCCGCCGGCTGCTTCTGCATCTTGATACAGTGGGCGTCCAGCCAGGCCATGAAGCCGTCGATCTTCCGGAACTTGTTCCGCTTCGTGGGCATCCAGTTTTCCTTGTCCAGGTGCCGCCGCTCCCCGCTGATCCGCACGTTGTCCGTGTACCACCGCAGCATCGGGTCGTTGTTGCTCACCACCTGCCCGGCCAGCAGCAGCTCCTTAATGTCCTTCATTGGGTCGTTCAGGGTAATCGGCCCCTGCCGCACCACCTGGCAGTCGAAGGCGGGATAGTCCGCCCCGCCGGTCTTCAGCATCTGCACCAGCCGCGTGGCGTTCGCCGGGTCGTATCCGATGGTCACGATCTCGTAGAGCTTCGACTGCTCCACAAACCAGGCATGCACGTCCTCCTGCAGCACATATTCCCCGGGCACGATGGTCAGATACCCCTTCATCTGCAGTCCGTAGTAGTCGATCTTCTCCTGGTCCATGTCCACCTTCCGCTGCGGCACCCAGCTGTGCAGCTTCACGAAGATCCGCCCGTCATCCAGCGGGAATTCCAGCGCCGCTGCCGTGAAGTCCTCCCGGTTGGAAAGGTCGAAGCCCCCGTAGCACCGCCGGCCCAGCAGGCTTTCTTCTTCCACCGTGTCCTTGTTCCGCTTGATCACTTCCGGCTGCACAAAGGCCATGTCGTCCGCGTTCACCATGATGTTCAGCTGCTTGCAGATGAAGTCCGCCCGCTCGCTGGGGATGTGCTTGCACCGCTCCCAGTCCCTTTTGAGCTTCCCCAGGTCCAGCACCACGCCCAGGCCCGGGTTCGCCTTGATCCACTTGTCGAAGTCCTCCACGTCGTCTTCCGGATCCAGCTCCGCGATAAACGCGAACATCCGGTCGCCGACCTCCGGATCCAGCTTGCCGCTCATGGCGTCCGTGAACAGGTCGTAGTAGTAGGCCAGCGGGCCGTCGATCACCCAGCCCATGGTTGTGATGTAGATCACAATGGCCTGCTGCCGCTTGACCGTCTTCCGCTTGATGATGTTCAGCAGCTTAAAGTCCCGGTATTCGTGGATCTCGTCGAAGATTGCGCCGTGCGGGTTCAGGCCGTCCAGGCGCTTCGAGTCGCTGGACCGCTTTTTGATGGTGCTCCCCATCTTGTCGTAGTAGATCCCGTCCCGCAGCGTCCGGAACCGCGGCGCCAGGTACGGGCTTTCCTTGATCTGCCCGTAGCACTCGCTGTAGACGATGTCCGCTTGTTCTTTGCTGTTGGCCAGCAGGTAGATGTCCGCGCCCCGCTCCCCGTCCTTGCAGCTGAGGAAGGTGGCGTTGCCGCTCATCATGGTGGATTTTCCGTTACCGGTGCCCACCAGGATCAGCGCTTCATTAAACCGCCGCAGCCCGGTCTTCCGGTGCACCCAGCCGTAGATGTTGCACTCGATGAAGCACTGCCACCCCATCAGCTCCATCTTGTCATAGTCGCCCTTCGTCGGCACCAGAAACCGTTCCATGAAGTCCACCGGCCGCCTGGCTTTCGTTTCGTCGAACACCCACGGGTAATCCGGATCGCTCTCGCTCTTCTGCAGGTCGTCCAGGAAGCGCCTGCAGGCCATCTTCACCTTCTCGCAGGCCAGGATGCTTCCGTCCAGCACGTCCTCCACATACCGGAAGCACCGCTCCACCGCCGTGCTCTCCGCGCCGCTGTCCTGGCTGTCATCCCGAGCGCAGTCGAGGGATCCCTTGCTACGGCCGCCAGGCCGCACGGAAGCCGAAGGTGCCTTGTTTGGCATCTTCGGCTTCAGATTCCGCGGCCTTCCCGGCCCTCTTCCCCGGCGCTTTCCTTCCGTTCCGGCTCCTGCTTCGTCAGGGATCACCCGCAGCGCTCCTTCTGTCATCCCGAGCGAAGTCGAGGGATCTCCTCCGGCCGCAGGCGTTTGAATTCCCGCCGCAGGCGGCGCCTCGCGCATGTCCAGCCTCATCTGTTCCGTCAGTTCCACGGCGTATCATCTCCGCGCGCCCAGGCCTTGTTCGGGTCAATGCCTTCCTTCTCCGGGTCGTTGCTGTGCCACTTCGTGCAGAAGCTGTTTTCCGCGAACCTTTCGCAGGCGCTGCGCTCCGCGCAGGTGCAGCAGTCCGGCGCCTGGGCCTGTTCTTCCCGCAGGTTCCTCACCTTGTGCTTCGTTCTCATTCCTTTTCCTCTCCTTTCTCTTTGATGTACCAGGCAGGCAGCGCGGCGGCCACCCGTTCCGGGCCCAGCATGTCCAGCAGCTGCTCCCCGTTCCGTTTCGTCTTCCGCACGTAGCCCGGCGTGTATTTTTCCTTCCGGGCGATCTCCCCGGTGTCCCACCGTTTCACGTAGTAGTCGTACAGCACCTTCCGCTCCAGGTCCGGCACCATGTCCAGCAGCACCACCGCCGCGGCCTTCTCCGCCAGTTCTTCCTCCTGCCGCGCCTGCAGCTCCCGCTCCAGCTGGTCAATGTCCCCCAGGATGGCGCCGATCTTGTCCCTGTCGCCCTGGGCCCGGCTCCCGCCGTTGGGGTCCCCCTGGGGCGCGCTCACGCTTTCCAGCACTTCCCGCCGCTGCCAGATCCGCTCCCGCAGCCGCTCTTCATCCGTCTGCGCCGCCCTGCACCGTTTCAGGACCGTCATCGCTTTCATCTGCACGCCTCCCCTCAGTCCTTGAACTCGTCCGGCAGATCTACGTCATCCACCTGCGTCATGTCCATCTTCTGCTGCTGCGCGTCCGCCGGCGGCCCGTTCAGCTCGCTCACCGGGATCCACAGCAGCCGCTCCGTCCGGTTGCCGATCCGCTTCTTCCGCGCCGGGTTTCCGTTCTCGCCCTCCGGCAGCCGCAGCACCCCGTCCGTCCGCAGGTGCTTGTACAGCGCCTTCAGGCTCACCGGGAATTCCTGCCCTTGCTCCCGGCACAGCTTCTGCACCGCGCCGAAGGCCACATTGGGCAGCAGGTAGTAGTATTCCCCGTCCATGTAGCCGATCATCTTCTCGTTCGGCGGCGGATCCTTTGCCTCAAAGTTGGTCAGGTCCTTCAGCGCCACCTGCTTGCTGCTCAGCAGCTCCGCCAGGTTATCCAGGAAGATCCGCGTCGGCTTCTCGCTCTGCAGGTCCGCGGTCTGCTTCCGGCTGGCGTCCACCAGGGTCCGCCTGGCGTGCTTCAGCATCTTCACCGCCGTGTCCGTGTCAAACACGCCCAGGTCCCGCATGTAGTTCAGCATCATCTGGTACCCGATCAGGATGCAGGCCACCGTCTCCGGCGCCCGGTCGTGCGCCCCGCTGCTGTCCCTGTGGATGTCCTCCCGGAACTGCAGGAACAGTTCGTGCAGCCGCTCCGGCATCCCGTCCGTCTGCTTCAGGATCCACAGGATATAGCCACGCATCGCCTTCTGCAGCCATCCCTGCCGGGCGTTCTCCTGCAGCTCCGTCAGCGTCTTGTTCACCGGGATGTCCTCCTTGTCAATGTCCAGGATGAAGTATCTCGCCAGTCCGCTGGCGCCGATGGCCGGCAGGTCTTCCCCCGTGATGATCGCCACGCTCCGGGGCGGTGTGTTCGCCTTGATGGAGCTGTCCGCGTTCAGCCGGCCCCGGTCGACGCCGTCGCCGAAGGCCCGGCTCAGGGTCTGCGCCGTGGCGGCCATCTGCCGCTTTTCCTGCACGCTGGTCACCGGGTGGTAGTCGTCCACCAGGATCGGCATATCCTTCACCAGGAAGGCCTTCTTCCGGATCTGGTTGCCCGTGTCGTTAAAGCTGGCCGGCGGGTTCTTCGCGTGGAAGTTGCCGAAGTGGCTCATGGCCAGGGCCGCCGCCGTCGTCTTGTGGGTGCCGCTCTCGCCGTACAGGAAAAGCGCGAAGGCCGGCACCACGTCCGTCTGGCTCATCCATTCCCGCAGCGGCGCCAGGTAGATCGTCCCCAGCAGCGCGATGCCGATCTCTTCCTTCATCACGTCCTGGATCCGCAGGCTTTCCTTCGCCGCATCCGCAAAGGGGATCTTGTCAAAGCCCTGGGCGCCGCCCCCGTCCAGCCGGTAGTTCTTCAGCGCGTCGCCCATGTCCACCGTGATCCCGTCCATCCCCACGGCCCCGCCGTGGTACAGGTAGCACCATTTCCCGCCGATCTTCCGCCATCCGGTGTGGTTGTATTCCGTCACCCGCTTGGCGGTCATCTGGCCCACCTTCTTCACGGCCCAGGCCACCTTGCCCTTGGTGGTGCTTCCCGGGGTCAGGCTGGCGTCGAAGCCCCACTTTTCCGTCACCCAGTTCATGCCTTCCAGCTCGCTGGCCTTCACCGACACCCGCGGCAGCTTCCGTCCGCCGGCGCTCCATCCGTCCAGCACGAAGTACTTGCTCACGTTCACCCCGTCGTCCTTTTCCAGTTCCATCCGGGGCAGCACCACAAAGTCGCACAGGGCCTTGGTCTCGTTTCCGTTCACCGTGCAGATGGCGCCGTTTTCCACTCCGTAGCCCTTCACCGCGCCGTAGAGCTTCTCCGCCTGTTCCTGGGGCGTCAGCCAGAAGGGCACCGTCTCCGGGTCAAAGTCCCTCGTCGCCGCCACCTGACGCGCCAGGGCATCCATCGCGTCCACGTCGCCCATAATCTGCACCATGTCGCTGATGTCGCCCTTTTCCGGCAGCTCCGGGCAGGCTTCCTTGATGTCCACCAGCCGGATCCGCTTCGCGATCCCCCGCAGCTTCAGCGCCACGTCGTAGGCGTGGTTCTGTCCGGTGTAGTCGTTGCCCTTGCTGTCGTTGTCCGGCAGGATGATCACGTCCGCGCCGGTCAGCCGCCGGC